CGGTAGAAATACCGTCGTGGAACTATATGGTGGACAGGTAGATCTCCCCACTTTTCACGATGTTCTTCGTTGGTCAGACCACACAATACACATCTATGATTATCCCTCTTCCGAGCCTGTTCACGAGCCTGTCTCCATCCCGGTGGGTATAAATCAGAACTACCGCCAGACCAGTTCGGGTTATCTTTACCCAATCTGGATTCAGACATACGAGTCTTCGCCTCCTCGCTCATCAGATCCACACCAACACGATCTTCCGCTCGGCACTCCACCGAGCAATACTTCCCCTCGCTTGGGTACCAAGATTTCAGCTCGAAAGAGCATCCACAGGTCTCACACTCGTATTCCACCATTTCCACTCTATGCTGCTCATTTTGATGAGCTGACCAGCACTCCTTAGAGCAGTACCGACCTTCTCCGTCCGAAGGAAGATACTCGAACTCCTCCCCACACCACTCACAGATCGACATCTCTGTTACCAGAGACTCTCCGTGAGTTCTGGCGTGGTGTTGTTTCACACCCGCCTGTGATTTGAGTTCTTTCTCGCAAGTGGGGCAAGCTGCTTTACTCATACTCATCGAGAACCTCCTGAATCACATCGTCAAAGGACTGACCTCTGTCCTTCAACTCATCCAGACGCTCCCAGCTATCGTCGGATACTTTGATTGTGGTTGCCACGGTATAACGTTACAATTCTATACTATTATACCTTGCGTCTTAGACCTCAGGATGGTCCGATTTCTCCCGATAGGGGTTCAGGGATATATGTCTAGCCATCCTCAGGTCGGTAACGAGAGCTCTTAACTGCAGGCCAGCGTTTGATCCGTGGAGGATTCGCCACTCGCAGTCTGCGATCTTGTCGACGAGCAGACTTCTGCTGTCGGCAGGGATGTCGTCCATGTCGAGCACGACCTCCATGATCACATCGCAGAGAGCTTGCGTGTCGATCCCCTCGTTCAGCATCTCGTCGATGAGCTCCATCGCTCCCTCTTGGTTCCCGGAGATGGCCCGCTTCACCATGTCGCGTACCATGTCCTCGTCCACGAGACTCACGACTGCCTCGAGGAACTCGTCCACGACGACACCGTCAGACGTCGCGCTCTGGAGCGTGTGAATCGCCTTCCGCGCGTCACCCTCCGCCTGCGTAGCGATCGTCCCGAGCTGCTCCCTCTCGTACTCGAGATCCTGATCGTCGGCGATATCCTCGAGGAGGTCGATGATCTGCTCGAGTCGTAGCGGGCTCATCTGCAGCGGAGCGCACCGTGACTGAATCGGATCGATGAGCTTGTTCGGGTAGTTGCAGATGAGGAAGAACCGCGTCCGGTCGTGAAAGTCCTCCATGATCCGACGCATGGCTGGCTGCGCGTCCCGAGTCATGTTGTCGACCTCGTCGAGCAGAACGATGTTGAAGTCGTGATCTCCCATCACTCCTCCCTGCGAGGCGAAGTTCTTGATCTTCGTTCGCACCGTCTCGATGCCACGCTCGTCCGAGGCGTTCAGCTGGAGCAGGTGGTTACGCCACTCGTCGCCGTACTTGTCCCGAGCGAACGCGACCGCTGCTGCTGTCTTCCCTGTTCCCTGAGGACCCCAGAGGAGGACGTTCGGCATGGATGGATCGCCCACCCAATCCTTCAGCCGCGCGACTTCGTTTTCGTTGCCCATTACCTCGTCGAGCGTAGATGGGCGGTAGCGCTCTACCCAGACCGTATCTTCGACTGTGACTGTCATCGTTGTAGTGTTTCGGTTTATCGATTTATAGTTCTTTGGTTTCTATTCACCACGATGCCTGCCCGCCCTGCCATCCGAACGTCGGGCACTCCTCCCGCTCGTCCCTCTCGAACACGCACAGCCCCTTCTCCTGAATCGTCTGGCACGACATCGATCGGTACCTGTTCTCGTGGATATACTCGAGCTTCTCTCGAGTGATCTCCGGATCGTAGTCGAACCAACCGAGTTTGCTGTAGACCTCCTGAACACCATCGATGTCCATCCCGCTGTTGAACATGAGGATGGCAGAGTTCAGGCGCACGTCTCCGTCCGGGTTACGGGACATCATACGCTCGTACATGCAGGGCATCTTGAGGACGTCCTTCACGAAGGTCTCGAACTGATCCTCGTACTCCTCAGCAGAGACGTCCGTGATCTCCCTCGTCTCCGTGTCGACCACTCCACCCTCAGAGCTGGACTCGTAGTCTTCGACGACTTGCATCGACGGTCGGTCTCCTACCGGCACATCGATCTGCCTCGTATCGTCGGACCATTTCAGCAGCTCCTCAGGCGTTATATCGGCGAGCTCATCGAGTGTAAGGGGGATCGTATAGAGAGCCACCGGGTGCCCATCCGAAGCGACTCTCGGGCAGTTAGCGACCCGACAGAGGCGATTAAAATCACCCTGCCGAGCACCCTTCTCATCGAGCGTCATCAGCCCAGCTTCGTCCTCGATCATGCGCGTCATGGTCTTCAGCTCTCTCGATGGCTCTACCTCTGGTTCGGTCAGGACGTGGATGTGAATCCCCAGACCGCTGAACACTCCGATCGCCGGCCATCCCTCGTCTTGGATGTACCGAGCAGCCTTCCGAGCATCCTCGACCACGTCACCGAGGACGTCGTCGGCGACCATACGATCTCGACGCATCTCGGGGATCACCTCTGACGCCCAATCCTCATCGCGCCCTTTGTCTGGCTTGTCGACGTCCAGATCCAGGAACACCTCATCGAGGATCGATCCACCCTCTCCACCTAGATGGCTGATTCGCGTGTAGAGGTTGCACTCGCCGTAGTTCGCATCCAGGAACAGGCGAAAGCACGGCTCGTCGAACGCCGGAAACTGGTCACGTCTGTCTCCGCGCTCGGGACCAACGAGGCCCACATAGCGCGGGAACTCTCCGAACAGCTTCCGGTTTACTGGTCCGAGTTTCATGACGGTCTCGCCCAGAGACCAGATTACTCGGCCGCGCCCAGGACGTGACGCACCGTCCCGTAGCTACCCTCTTTGAGCACGAGGAGCGGAGAGCCCTGCTCGACGTGGAGCGTCACGTTCCCATCGAGAGCCTTCACGACCTCCTCGAACCCGCTGCCGTAGAGGTTGTCGACATCGTCGCCCTCGACGCTCCCCTGCAGCTTCGCGTTCACGTAATTCCCCTGATCGCTGCCCACGTTCAGGAGGAACTCCTCGTTCTCGACCACGATGGGGTAGAACTCGAGCTCCTCTTTCAGGCCGACGACGTCGAGGATCTTCTCGAGTGACTCCGTGTACGTGTCGATGTGAGTCGTGACGGGACGCTCCTCTGCCTGATTGAGGAGGACGTTGTCGTCGTCGAACAGCCCCGGAAGATCCGTAGGCACACTCTCGAGCGAGGACTCCGATGCTGGGAGCGTCAGCCCCACCTCGAACGAGTGGGAGCCGGGCACGCTCACACGCAGCTGCTCGGACAGACCTCCCTCGCTCGACCCGACGAACTCGAGGAGGATGTTCGAGGACGTCCCCTCACCGGCGAGGCCGATGTAGTTCAGCAGGTCGGCGACGTTGATGATCGCCTGCGCGTCCCCGCTGATGTCGTCGATGTCTCCCTCGACGTAATCGTTATAGGCGACCACGGTTCCGCCGGGCGTGCCAGCGAGGAAACGCACACGCCCATCGGTGATGTTCGCGTACACTTTCTCGTGGTAGCCGGCCGCGGTGTGGTTGATGATCTCCTTGATCTGTGCCTTCGTCGCTTCGATTGTCGCTTGAACGTCAGTCATCGTTGGATGGTTTTTCTGCTTTGAAGTGGGTGATCTCTACGCCCTGTTCAGCTCGTACTGCGAGGTCTAGCTCCGTCACCTGCTCGTTCTCTTGGACGTGTCCCAGCGTTCGGAGCATCTCCACCACGTCGGCGAAGACGGCATCCGACGGCGAGAGGACTTCATCCGCGAGCGGGATCGGGAGGACCTCGTCGTCCGTGTCGTTCTCACTCATCTGTTGATTCGTCGTGTTCGTCGATCATGCGATCGATCACGTCGTTCGCGCTTACGTTCTCCCCCGCCATCTCATTTACCTTTTGGGTAACGTGAGCCGGCGTAGGCAGGCCAACGACGTTCTCGTCGATGCGCTCTACCTCCTCCACGTCGTCCGGTAGGATCCGATTGAGGACGTCCCGGATCGTCTCGCCCTCTCTCTTCATGTCCTTCAGCTTCTCGTAGGTCGTACCGTGGAGTCGGATTGAGGATTCGTTGCTGTTGCTCATCACTCTCCACCCTGCCGGTAGACGATGTCGGGATCCCCGGTGAAGAGATCCACGTTCAGCTCTCGCTCCAGGTCGTCGAGGTGGACTTTCTCGTCCGCTGTCTCGGCATCGTGAAGCGTCTCGATCGCACTCGACACCTTCGGGAAGTCCGGCCACGCCATCCGACCGAACTTGATCTTCGTGAGCGCCGACTTCTTGAGGTTCCCCATCGGACGTCCCTGATCACCCTCGAAGATGTGGACGAGCTCTGAGCACTTGTAGACGTTGTTCTTCTCCCCGTTCGGTTTCATCGGCGGCTCGTCCGCCTCACCGCTCAGGACAGCACCGTAGTCCTCCGAGGAGGTAGCCGTCCAGCAGATGTGGTATTCCGTACCGAGCATCCGCTCCCGGAACTCCTCGTTATGGAGACGCTTGATCGCCTTCCAATCAGACTCACGGCCGCCCTGGAGGGCACTCTGAAACTCGATGTCGTCCACGTCCTTACCGGGGTAGGCCATTGAGACGTACTTCTGCTGCGCCCACTCCCAGACGAGGGCCATCGAATCCACGACGATGGTGCCTCGAGTACCTGCCTCGAACCCATCAACCTCGCCAGCGAACACAGCATCGAGCGTGTCGATTGCTTCGGCGAGTGCGTTCGTGAGCTCGTCGTAGTTATCCGGTGCCCAATACACGATCTCCTTCTCGAACTTGTCGAAGATCGCGTTGCCCTTCCCCTCCGTGTCGAGGAACATGACAGGGCCGGGCATCGAGCAGGCGAAGTGTGTCTTGCCCACTCCGGGGTTTCCGTAGACGAGGAACCGCCAGAGGTGGTCTGCCTCTTCAGCCTCCTGCTTTGACGTTCCACCCGAACTGATGTCTGTGATCTCAGGCATATCAGATCACCTCAGATCGTACGCTCCTCATCGACGCCGGAACCGCTACCGGACGACCCCCGGCTAGCACTCTCCTCGCTCCCGGAGTTGCTGCCACCACCGCTGCCGCCATCGTCACGCTCCGTCCCGTGGACGACGTCCACGCCGTACACCGACATGGACACCTTGCCGTCCTGGTTCGGCGTGATCGATCCGTAGGCATTGATGATCGACCCATCGTCGAAGTCGATGAGCTCTTTGTCGGCGAAGGCACTCAGCCCAGCATCGCCATCGTCCCCTCGCACGTTCTCCCCGAGGTCGCGGGCATCGACGAACGAATCGTCCTGCAGCACGAGGCGGGCACCGTTGTCACCGACACGAGCTTCGTGAACGTAAGCGTCTTCGATCACGCGCAGGTCCACTCCGAACCCGGCAGCGAATCCGCGGTCGTTCGTGAGCGAGAGGTGCTCTCCGATGTCTGCGATGCTCGCAGACGGGACGAAGTCGAGCACCATGTCGCGGCGCTCCTCACGAGACTTCTCTGCCTCGAACGTCTCGACGTCCGTCTGAGGAACAGCGTTCAGCGTGTAGGCGTTCGACCCGACAGGCTTCTGGGCGTCCCTGATGTCGAACTCGCCCTTGATGGGCGTGAACGGTTCGTAGAAGAACCCTTTGTACGGATCAGGGTCGACTTCGCCTCTGTCGAATACGACAGCGCCCACGCGCACGGGACTGTCGTCAGGGATGCACAGAGCATACCCGATGAACACGTCGCCGTTGTTGAACGGATCCTCCTGCCCACCGATGGTGATCATCTGCACCTCACCATCAGCTCCAGAGTTCACCCAATCGTTGAACTCGGATTGGACGGTGATCCGGGCGAGCTTCTCGCTCCCGTACTCGTTCAGCTTCTCTTCGTACCACGATTGAACGTCCTCGAGAGTGACGTCGTCTTCGGCTTCTACGCGATCAGCGAACTCTTCTTCGATCCAGTCGGTCTCTCCCGTATCGTCTGTCATCTCAGATACTCCGACCCGACATTATATACGACACCATATAACTCTTGTGGAGTCGCCTCCACCCGAAAACTCCGACGTCTACGGCGTTGTCACGCCATCCTCGACGATCTGGATACCGAACTCCTGATCCTCTACCTCCGGGTGATTGCGGAGTTCGATCTCCGAGAGCGCACCCTGCCGGGCCTTCATCATGAACACGAAGTTCACCATGTGGTGCATCAGCGTCCCTCCATACACCGAGTAGGCTCCACCGTACTGATCGGGGTTCGACGACACCTGACAGGTGAGCAGTACCGGGACGTCACACACGTCTGCCACCTCGTCCAGCTTGTCCAGATGCCTCGCCATCACCGTATGCCGATCAGGGAGGTCTTCACGACCTGTGAATTGGTCGCTCATGCGGAAGCGAGCGGTGAACGAGTCCACGACCACGCAGCTGATCTCGTTCGGACCGAACTCCTCTTTCACCTTCTCGTAGGCCATCTCCTGCTGGTCGAGACTGTAGGCCGGGATCTTGTAGACCATCTCCTGGATGTCCTCATCGTACATCTCTCGGATCCGGTTACCCCGGTATCGTCCTCGCTCCGTCTCGATGTAGACGGCAGGCTTCTCGTGTTGACTCACAGCCTCTCCGAGCGCCTGAAAGGAGAGCTGAGTCTTGCCGGACCCCGTCTCACCTGCGAGCGCTACGAGGAACCCAGACTCCCAGCCTCCTCCAAGCATCTCGTCGATGTAGTCGACACCCGTGGATACTCGAGTGAGTTCATCGTACTCGCGTGCGACGTCCTCTCCCGTCATGATCGTCACAGCGCTCCGCTTCGCCTCGTTCTTGAAACCCCGTACTCGGTTCGCAGAAAGGTTAGACGCTCCGTCTGCTACCTCCTCCGGATCACACTCCGCGAGGTCTTCGATCGTCTTGATCCCAGAGTTCTTGAGCTTCTGGGCGTTGCGGCTGCCGAGTCCGTCGATGTCTGTTAGATCTTGTGCCATGATCTCACCATTGCTCGAAGACCGACCGCGTCCGCTTACGGGCGATCGACGGCGATGCACTCCCAGCGGAGACGTCTTGGTTCGTGTCGTAGAAGTGCGTACTGATCGAGTATTCGTCCGTCGCCTGCTCGAACCCATCCTCGATCGACGTGATGAGGAAGTCCATCGCGTAGTAGATCTCGAGCACGCGCGACTCGCTGAACCAGTTCGAGAGCAGCTCCCAGAACGGAGAGTCCGTCTCGATCTCTCCCGTACCCTCATGGATCTTGACGTGCTCGAGGATGTCCGTCCCGTAGTCCTCGATGTAGGCGTCGATCAGTCGGAACCGGCGCAGCAGGTGGTTGAGGTTGTGCAGATCCATGACGACGGATCGCTCCGTCGCCGGACGGTCGTTGAACAGGGATTTAGCTCCCAGACTCATGTCCACCTGACGGCAGACGATACACCCGCAGGGCATCCGGTTCGTGCCGAGCGTATCGTGATCAATCTCGTGTGGGTTCTCTTCCTCGCGCTCAGTCATGCGCACGACGTCCAGATACGTCGAGGGCAGGTGGACCTGCGAGTAGAGCGATCCCATCTTGAACCCCGTCCCGTCGTGAGTGACGAACGTGTCCGTCTCTTGGGCGTAGAGCTTGCAGAGGATTCGTGCCCATGCGTTCCCCTGCCCGAGTGCGTGGAAGATGTTACAGTCCACGTTCTCGGCGAACCACCCCAGACCGAACGTGAGCAGTCCAGGATTGTCAGCAGACCCGAGCGCGAGAGACCAGCTGTCCCAATCGTGCAGAGGCTCGATCGCTTCGTACCATTCACGGTGTGCCTGAGCAGGATCACCGCGTCCGTCCTGTCTCGGGATTCCGTGCATGATCGCCATGAAGTCGAACCCCTCGTGCCCGATCTCCTCGAGGCGGTCGACCATGATCTTCGTGTTCTCGATCGAGTCCTCCAGGTTCGGCTCGAACGTCTGCTCGTACCAGTCCTGCCACGTATGCTCTCCGAACTTGCCCTCTGCCTTCGAGTAGGAATAGGGCGGGACGTCGAGCATGGTGCCGACGTCTGCGTTCGCCATCTGCCACTCGATGATCCGCTGGGGGTGGATGTAGTCCTTCCCGTCGTGCAGAGCAAGGTCGTCCGTCAGCTCGAGGCCGTTGGCGTTGGCGATCTGGTACCCTCCAGAGTCGCCCATGACGAACACCTGCCCACGGTGAGCCTCCATGTGCTCTCGGGCGGTCGTGTCTTGCTGAACGCTGTTCGACATCGTGAGCGGGTTGATGAGCAGGAACGGGTGCTCGCCCATCAGCGAATCGGGATACCACCACCCGAGCCGCTTTCCGTTCACCGTCTGCCCGATGTCTTCGTCGAGGCGCGATTGCAGGCGCGCCATCTTCGACGAGGCAACCGGGATGTATGAGACGTCGTTCGTCGAGGCGACGGGCACGTAAGCGGACGCACCCCTCTCGCCTGCGGAACTGTGGCCGCCCTTCACTTCGTCCTGGGCACGAAGCTCGTCGATCCGGTCGAGGATCGTCTGCTCATGCTCTTTGATCGTGACTCCGAGGGACTGTTGAGCGGGCGTATCAGAGCTGCTCTTAGCGCCGTCAGCAGGGCCAGTATCGGTTTCATCTTCGTCCGAGTCGTCTACCTCATCGTCGTCAGGGATCGTCGTCTGTGGCCCTTCACGGATCGCGTGTTCGCTTTCCTCGTCGCCGAAGACGGGTTCCATCCATCCATCGTCTGTCTCCTCCGATTCCTCCTCTGCCGTACCGCTGGTCTGCTCGGTCATAGTGGTCTCGCTACGGGAGGTGAGTTAGATGCCCACGTATAATAATCTTTGTGTTTCTATTTGAAGACCGTCAGAAGAACTCCTCGGGAACCTCGAACTCCTCCTCAGCCGTCTCAGGTTTGAGACTCACGTTCCCGGCATCCGTTCGCTCGACGTCCCGAGCATCGAGAA